CACGCTGAGCGTTTCGGCTGTCTTCACGGCTGTCTCTTTGTTGCGGTCGTATTTGTTGCGTCGGCTTTTCAACGCGATCCTGCCATGACCGCCAAGCCGCCGCACCGGCCGCCGCATGCGCCCAGCCACGCGGAGCGGCAGCTCGTGCAACTGCACAGCACCATCGGCACACCGCAGGACGTGATCGCGCAGCTCATCGGGATCGACACCAAGACGCTGCGCAAGCACTACCGGGCCGAACTCGACCTCGCTACCGCGCAGGCCAATGCCGCCATCGGCGGGGCGCTGTTCAACAAGGCCAAGGGCGGCGACACGACAGCGATGATCTTCTGGATGAAGACCCGCGCCCGGTGGAGCGAGAACGCGCCGCCGAATGCGGAAGACAACCCCGCGCCACGGGTCGAGTTCGAGGTAAAGCCCGCCCAAGGCTACGTCCGTGTCACTAAGCCTCAGTGAGCCGCAGGCCGTCTTCCTGCGCAGCCTTGACACCAAGTTCCGCGCCTATGTCGGCGGCTTCGGAAGCGGCAAGACCTTCGTCGGGTGCCTCGATCTGCTGATGTTCGCCGGTGAAAACCCCGGCCAGGTGCAAGGCTACTTCGCGCCCACCTATCGGGATATCCGCGACACGTTCTGGCCGACCATCGAGGAGGCCAGCGAGATGCTCGGCTTCCGCATCGTGCTGCGAAAGGCCGACAAGGAGGTGCATCTCTACCGCGGCCGCGCCTACTATGGCGTGATCATCTGCCGGTCGATGGACGATCCGGCGGGCATCGTCGGCTTCAAGATCGCCCGCGCGATGGTGGACGAAATCGACATCCTGCCGATCGACAAGGCCACGCTGGCATGGCGGAAGATCGTCGCCCGGATGCGCGTCGTGATCCCGGGCGTGGTCAACGGGATCGGCGTCACCACCACCCCGGAAGGGTTCAAGTGGACCTACGAGACCTTCAAGCGCGCGCCCAAGCCGGGTTATGGCATGGTGCAGGCTTCGACCTATGAGAACGCGGCCTACCTGCCGCCCGACTACATCGACTCGCTCCGCAACACCTACCCCGAGGAGCTCATCAACGCCTACCTTCTCGGGGAGTTCGTCAACCTCACCTCGGGGACGGTCTATCGCAACTACCAGCGCGAGGCCTGCCGTTCGGCCGAAACCATCCGCCCGGGCGAGCCGCTGCACATCGGGCAGGACTTCAACGTCGGCAACATGACCTCGATCATCAACGTCCACCGGCCCGATGGCGTCGGCCCGGACAAGGCGCAACCCGGCTATCACGTCGCCGGCGAGATCACCGGCGCGCTCGACACGCCGTCGCTGATCGCCATGCTCAAGGAGCGGCATCCGGGCCGCACGATCTACATCTACCCCGACGCCTCGGGCGGATCGCGGCACTCATCGAATGCCAGCGTCTCCGACCTCGCGCTTCTGCGGCAGGCGGGCTTCGTCGTCCGCGCCCCGAGCTTCAACCCGCCCGTCAAGGACCGGGTGCTGGCGGTCAACACCGCCTACAGCAAGGGCCTGCTCTGGGTGAACGACACCGCCGCCCCGCGCTTTGCCGAGGCGCAGGAAAAGCAGGCCTACGACCAGAACGGCGAGCCAGACAAGTCCACGGGCTTCGACCATCCGTGTGACGCCGAAGGCTACTTCGTCCACTTCACCATGCCGGTCCTGAAACCGACATTCAGCGCCCAGGAACTGAGGATATGAGCAAGCACGTCGCCAATCGGTCCCCCGAGGTCGCAAAGATGCTGACCGAATGCCGCCGGGGCCGGGCGCTCATGGGCGGGACGCTTGCGATGCGCGAGGCGGGCGAAGTCTTCCTGCCGCGCTTCAAGGCCGAGGAACAGGAGAGCTTCCGCGCCCGGCTGCAAGGCTCGTGGCTGTTCAACGGCTACCGCAAGACCGTCCGCGACATGACCGGGCGCGTGTTCTCGAAGCCCATCGAACTCGGCGAGGACGCAAGCCAGCAGCTTCGCGTCTGGATGGAGAACGCCGATCTGGCCGGGCATGACCTCTCCGTCTTTGCGCGCCGCGTCTTCGAGGACGCGCTGTCCGGGCCGGGCGTCAGCTACATCATGGTCGATGCGCCCCCGCGAGCGGGCACGGAGACGCAGGCAGAGGCCGCCGCCCGGGGGCTGCGCCCCTACCTCATCCACCTGCGCGTCGAGGACATCCTCGGCTGGCAGACGCAAGTCATCGGCGCGGCCACGGTCCTCGGGCAGCTGCGCATCATGGAATCGGTCACCGAGCCGGACCCGGCCGACCCGTTCGCCCAGCGCATGAGGCCCCGCGTCCGCGTCCTGACCCGGACGGAAACCGGCGTGTCGGTCGCGCTCTATCGCAAGTCCGAGCGCAACACCGATGAATGGGAGATCGAGCAGGAGCCGATGCTGACCGGCCTGCCCGAGATCACCGTGACGCCTGTCTATCTCAACCGCACCGGGTTCTTCACCGGCGCGATGATGCTGGACGACCTCGCCGACGTGAACATCGCCCACTGGCAGAGCCAGAGCGATCAGCGGACCATCCTGCAGGCGGCGCGGGTGCCGATCCTGTTCGCCACCGGCTTCCCGCAGGACGCAGGCCCGCTTGTCATCGGCGCGAAGACCGCGATCACGTCCACCGACCCCGCCGCCAACCTGCGCTGGGTCGAACACAGCGGCGCAGCGATCGGGGCGGGACGGCAGGACCTCAAGGACCTGGAGTTCCAGATGGAGGCCTTCGGCATGCAACTGCTGGCCGTCAGGCCGGCGGCGCAGTCGGCCACCGGAGAAGCGCTCGACGCGGCCAAGGAGACATCGCAGCTCGCCGCCGCGGCGGATGCGCTGCAGGACGCGCTCGAACAGGCCATGATCTGGGTCGCCGCTTATGCAGGCGAGCCCGCAGCCCCGACCGTGACGGTCAACAAGGACTTCACCATCGGCAGCCTGTCCGTGCAGGAGCTGTCCGTCCTGCTCACGGCCGTCAACACCGGCAACATCAGCCGCGAGACATTCCTGCGCGAACTGGCGCGGCGCGGCGTCGTGCCGTCCGATATTGACCCTGAGGAGGAAGCCGACCGGATCGCGGAACAAAGCCCCGGCATGACCGGGCAGCCGTTGCCGCTCTGATCGCGCTCGTGGGCCAGTGATGGACGGCGCGAACGACATCATCGCGGACGCCTTCACGCTCCACGGGCTTGACCTCTTGCGCGTCGAGGCCGGCCAGCGCCGGGCGGTGATCGAGCTTCTGCGCGAACTTGAAGGCGATCTCGTCGCCCAGCTCGCGCGCATCGACCCGGCGGGCGGGGTGCGGCCGACGACCCGCGCCGCGCGGCTCGAAAAGCTGCTCGCGCAGGTCCGCGACACGATCAAGGCCGCCTATCGGTCATCCTCGCAGCGCCTGCTCGGCGAGCTGGCCGAACTGGCCGAGATCGAGGACGCCTTCGCGGCCAAGGTCCTGAACGATGCCACCGGCCTGCAGCTCGCAACGGCGGTGCTGACGCGCGCGCAAGCGGTCGCGCTGACCGGCTCCGTCCTCGTGCAGGGCGCGCCGGTGGCCGAATGGTGGTCGAGGCAGGCAGGCGACACGCTGCAGCGCTTCACCGACGCGATGCGGCTCGGGATCGCCCAGGGCGACACAACGGCGCAACTGATCCAGCGGGTGCGCGGCGGGGTGAGGCAGGGCGAAACCGTCGTCGGCCTGATGCAGATCAGCCGCCGCCACGCCGAAAGCCTTGTCCGGTCGGCCACGCAAGCGGTCGCGGAGGCTGCAAAGCAGGCGACCTATGAGGCGAACGCGGACCTGATCAAGGCCGTGGTCTGGACGTCAACGCTGGATCTGCGCACCACCGTGCAATGTCAGGTCCGCGATGGCCGGCGCTATGAGCCGGTGACGCACAAGCCCATCGGCCACGCCATCCCCTGGGGGGCCGGGCCCGGCAACCTGCACTTCGGCTGCCGCTCCTCATCGCGGCCAGAAACAAAGAGCTGGCGCGAGCTGGGGTTCGACATTGAGGACCTGCCGCCGGGGACACGGGCCAGCATGAACGGCCAAGTCGCCGCCGACCTCAGCTTCGAGGACTGGCTCGCGCGGCGGTCGCAGGCCGAACAGGACGACGCTCTGGGCGCTGGTCGCGCCGAGCTTTGGCGGTCGGGAAGGATATCCTTCCGCGACCTTCTCGACGCGAACGGCAGGGAACTGACGCTCGCAGAACTGCGGGCGCGCATCTGATCGCTCGCGCCGGGGCGGGATGCCCCCACAACCAGCGGGAAGCTGAACCATGAAGATCGAAATCGCCGACACGTCGGCATTGCCGGAACACCTGCGCCCCCTCGCCGCCACGGCCGATGGCAAGACCGTCATCGACCTCGCCGCCCTCGCGCCGATGGCGGAGGTCGAAACCTTCAAGGGCAAGGCCCTCACCGCCCAGCAGGAGGCGATTGACCGCCGGAAGGCGCTGGACGCATGGAAGAAGCTCGGCGAGACGCCGGAAGCCGTGCAAGCCAAGCTCGCCGCCGGGGCAGACCCCGAAATCGTCAAGCAGCTTCAGGCGAAGCTCGCGGAGACGGAGACCGGCTACAAGGCCAAGTTCTCGGCTCTCCTGCGCAATCAGGCCATGGCCGAGCTCAAGGCCGAGTTGTCCAAGGCGGGCGTCGTGCCGGAAGGTCTCGACGTGCTTGCGGCCTTTGCCGCGCCCCGCATTGTCTTCGATGATGACGGCGGGATGCGCGTCATGTCGCCGGACGGGCAGACGCCCATGATCGGCAAGGGGCAGAACGGCGGCGCAACCATGGCCGACCTCGCCGCCTCGCTGGCCGGGGCGATACCGCACCTCGTCGCCGACGGGGGCAAAGGGGGCAGCGGGAAGCCGCCCGGATCAAGCGGCGGGACGCCCGGAACCAAGACCATGAAAAGGGCCGAGTTCACCGCGCTCTCGCCCGCCGAACAGGCGGCGCGGATCAAGGACGGCTTCGCAGTCATCGACTGAACCCCTGCCCCCCCGAATGGGGGCGGGCACACTTAACCCCCATCGAAACGGAGTTCACACATGGGCGTTCTCACCCTCACGAGCCTCATCCCGACCATCTACGAGGCCCTCGATACCGTCTCCCGCGAGCAGACCGGCTTCATCCGCTCGGTCACGATTGACGCCATGGCAGCGCGCGCCGCTGTCAACCAGACCGTGATGTCGCCGGTTGTCGGCCCGATGGCGGCCGAAAACCTCAACGTGGGCAACGTCCCCGCCGACACCCCGAACCAGACGATCCAGAACGTCCCGGTGACGGTCACCAAGTCGCGCTCGGTCCCCTTCGGCATCACCGGCGAGGAAAACCGTGGCCTGAACTCCGCCGGCACGACTCAGCGGATCAATCAGGACCGGATCGCGCAGGCCATCAGGACGCTGGCCAACGAGGTCGAGGCCGATCTCGGCGCGCTGCACGTCGGCGCATCCCGGGCGATCGGCACGGCCGCCGGCACCCCCTTCGGCACCGCTGGCGTCCTGACCGACATGGCCAACGCCCGGCAGATGATGGAGGAAAACGGCGCGCCCCTGTCCGATCTGCGCATGGTGCTCGGCTCGACCTCGGCCAACCGCCTGCGCGGTGTGCAATCGTCGCTCTTCCGCGTCAACGAGGCGGGCACTGACGAGCTGCTGCGCAGCGGCACCATCGGCAACCTCATGGGCTTCGGCATCGCATGGTCGCCGCAGGTCCGCGCCGCAGTCCCCGTCGGCAACGGCTCAGCCTACACGTCCTCGAACGCTGTGCTCAGCGTCGGGCAGACGCAGATTCCGGTCATCACCGGCACGAACGCGATCCTCGCGGGCGACATCATCACCTTTGCGAACGACCCCAACCAGTATGTGGTCGCCGCGGGGGTCACCGGCCCGGGCACCATCACGATTGCCGAGCCCGGCCTTCGTGTGGGGCAAGCGGCGGGAACGCGCGCCCTCACCATCATCGCGGCGACGACCCGCAACATGTTTTTCCATCGCGGGGCCATCGTCCTTGCCGCCCGCGCCCCGGCCATGCCGGACGGGGGCGACATGGCCGACGACGTGCTCAACATCACCGACCCCGTGTCGGGGATCACCTTCGAGTTCTGCGTCTATCGCCAGAAGCGCCAGATTCGCTGGGAGGTCAACCTGGCCTGGGGCGTGGCGGTGGTGCAGCCGCGTCATATCGGCCTTCTCATCGGCGCGTGACCCTGAACAGCACGGCCCTTCCGGGGGCCGTGTCATTGAGGGCCAAGGAGCCACACCATGCCACTAGACACCACCATCGCCGGGACGGCAGCAGACAGCTACGTCACGCTCGCCGAGTTCATGGCCTATGCCGCCGCCATGGATCGAAACGAGCTCAACACGCTCGGCGACAGGGGCCGTGAGGCCATCCTCCGCCGCGCCACCCGCGCGATTGACGACCTCTACACCTTCAAGGGCTACCAGTTCTCGGAGTTCCAGGCGCTCGCCTGGCCGCGCCACGACGTCGGCTATGTGGACGGCTGGTGGGTCAAGTATGAAACCATCCCGGCGGCCATCAAGCGGGCGCAGATGGAGATGGCGCTGGCCATCATGTCCGGCACCGACCCGTTGCCGATCACCGTCGGCACGATTGCATCGGAGTCGTCCTCGATCGGGCCCCTGTCGAAGTCGGTCACCTATATCGGCGGCAAGGGCCGGCCCTCGATCCCGGCGGTGGACCGCATCCTGCGGCCTTACGTCCTCGCCGGCAACGGCTTCGCGGAGATCAGGCGGGCATGAGCTTCGACTATCTGGCAGCTCAGGTTGACGCGCTCGGGATCCTCGCGGAGTTCGGGCAGCGCATCACCGTCTCGCGCCCGGTGCTGACCGCCGCGGACCCTGCGGACCCGCAAGCCGGAAGCCTGACCGCGACGTCGGCGGAAGTCATCGGCGCCGTCCTGCCCGTCTCCGGCAGAAGCGTCGGCATGGGCGTCGGCGACACCGTGATCCGCGCCGAGGATGTGACGATCTACGCCGCGCACGACATCGCCTTCGTCCCGCAGGAGAACGATCAGATCGTGACCGCGCAGGGCACCTACCGCGCGCTCGACGTCACCGCGATCGCGCCGGCGGGCATCACCGTGGCCTATGAGATCACGGCCCGCAGATGAGCCGCTTCGTGACTGACGTCAGGACCTTCGTCGCCAAGACGGACCGCAAGATGACGACTGCCGTCCGCAAGATTTCGCTGGATGCGTTCAGCGAGGTTATCGTGAGATCGCCGGTCGATACCGGCCGCTTTCGCGGCAACTGGCTCTGCGCGATCGGCAACGTGCCCGACGGCGTGATCGAGCTGCTTGATCCGACCGGGCAGGCCGCGATTTCGGCGGTGACCGCAGAGACGATGAAGCTGCGCGCCGGCGACGTGATCCACCTCGCCAACAACCTGCCCTATGGCCCGCGCCTTGAGGAGGGCTGGTCCAAGCAGGCCCCGAACGGCATGGTCCGGCTGACGGCGCAGCGGTTCCAGGCCATCGCCAACGCCGTGATCGCGGAGGTTGCCAGGCAATGACACCCGAGGCCGAAGTCCTCGCGGCGCTGATCGGGCGCGTCAAGGAGCTCGTGCTCAGCCCGCCGATGCCCGTTCTCTACCGCGAGGTCCCCGGTGAACGGCCCGAGGCCTACATCGAGGTCGATCATCTGCCCAACGAGTCCGACCGGGTCTATCTAGCCGGCGGCCCGCTTCACCGGCAGGGCATCCTGCAGCTCACGGTCTGCCAGCCCGTCGGCCGGTTCGAGGTCTGGCACCGCGAGATGGCGGGGCAGGTGGCGGCGCACTTCCCGCCGGATTTGCGCCGGACCAGCGGGACGACCACCGTCCTGATCTACAAGACCGACGTCGGTCGCGGCCTGCCTGACGGCGGCCATTGGCGGACGCCGGTTTCCGTTCACTACCGCGTCCGGGGATGACCCGCACATTCTCAACAGAAAGGGCCTGACATGCCTGCAATCACTGCCACTACCCTGACAGGTCAGGGTGCCCGAGCCGTCACCGAAACGACGCTCAACGGGACCGACTCCTTCGTCTATGCCCAGGGCGACGTTCTCGTTCTGCGCAATCCGACCGGCGCAGCGATTTCGCCCACCATCGTCGGATCGCTGGCCCCTGCCAGTTTCGCGGTGCCCGGCGCGGACACGTTCAACCTTTCGACCGGCAGGGCGGTCGGGTCGATTGCCGCCGGCGCTTCCCGCGCCATCCCGCTTGACACGATCCGCGAATACCTCGCCGGAACGATCAGCATCACCAGCGGGACCGGGCTGATCGGCGTCCTCTTGCGCCCGAGCGCCTAAGCATGGCGAGGGTCAACAACCCGGGCCGGGTGCCCTTCAAGCTGCCGTCGCTGCAGATCATTCCCGCCGGCGGCAGTGTCGATCTGACCAACGCCTGCCTGCGCGAGTGCATGCGCGCGATCAGCGGCCTTGTGGCCATCGGCGATCTGACGGTCGAATGGGACGCGGAAGACGACGCGCCCGAGTATCCCGCGCTTCCGGTCAAAGCCGGCACAGACGCCACGCCAGAGCCGCCTGCAGGCGCGCCAGAGCCCAAGACTGCCCCGATAGAGGAAGGGCGTCCAGACGCCCGCCCACGCGCCCCCAAGGGCTGAGACAAGTCTCCGAACCCCGCCCCGCACGGCCTGCGGGATCACCCCAACATCGCGCACACCGACGCCAGCGGAGCGCTTCACCGAAAGGATAGGCCATGGCCGATCTCAACTACTGCGGCGCGACTCTTGCCGTTGTCGCCGCGACCCCCGCCACCATCGACGTTGCCGGGTTTGCCGCGCTTTCATGGACGGCTTCGATCACCGGGCTGGTCGATATCAGCGAAGTCGGCGACAGCTCCGCCGACATTCCGATCCCCTACCTCAACGGGCGGGTCAGCCACGTCAACGGCGCAGTCGATGGCGGCGAAATCACGATCACCTTCGCCTGGGAAACCAGCGACCCCGGCCAGGTCATCCTGCGCAACAACCAGAACAACAACGTGCAGTGCTCTTTCCGCCTGACCGACCCCGACGGGCGCATCGCCTACTTCTCGGGCGTCGTCGGATCGGTGCGCGATGTCGCGCGCGACAACGCCTCCTACAAGGCGCAGACGGCGGTCATTCGCGTCCGCACGGCCACCGTCCGCAACTGATCCGCGTGAGCGGTAGCCGGGGAACCGGCGAGAGGGCCGGGGAGGCATGGTTCACCGCCCCGGCCCTTTTCAGAACCAGAACCGCAGGAGTCATCATGCTCGATTTCTCGAAACTCAACACGCGGGCCGCCGCAGACGAGGGGGCCTTCCTTCACCTCCGCCACCCGGTCACGAACGCCTTCCTCTACACCGAAAAGGGAGACGCCGTCGGCTGCATGGTGCGCGGCACGGAGGGCGCGACGGTCCAGAAGATGGTGGCCGACCTCATGAAGCGGCCCAAGCTCGATGATGTCCAGCGCGGCCTCGCGCTTGTCTCCTCGCTCGTGATCAGCTTCGTCAACGTCCAGTATGACGGCCGGGCGCTGACCGACAGCCAGGCGGACAAGGAGCTGTTCTTCGGCCTG